CTTGAAAAGGGGGAGAAAAGTGGACAGAAAGGAAGAACTTGGAAAAATATGTGAAAAACTCGATCCGGAAACGCTGAAGCTGGTGTCTCCTCTGATCGATCAGTTGATTTTCTTGGAGGAACGTCTGAATTTCTTGGAAACGCTGCCGTTTATTGTTGTAAAGTCGGACGATAACACGAAACAGCGAGCGACACCGGCATATAAGCAGTACAAAGATTTGTCACAGACCTACATAAATGCGTTGAAAGTCGTAAACAGCGCGCTTGGAATCGAAAGCGAAGCCGTGGAAAGCCCTTTAAGAAAATACATGGAAGAACGAATGAGGAAACGTGGAGACGGATCATAGATTTCCGTGTTATCTGATCGAGTATAGAGACAGGATAAGGGCAGGGGAGATCATTGCAGGGCACGAACTGACGGACGAACTCGACAGGCTGATCGAAGATCTGGATGATCCGCGATACATATACGATACAACGGAAGCATATGAACGCATTGATTTTATAGAAAATTGCGTAAGGCTTACAAAAGCACCATTTTACAACAAACCTATGAAATTAATGCTGTGGCAAAAGGCATTTATAGAAGTTGTGTACTCGTTCAAGATGGCAGAGGACGGATTTGACCGGTTTAAAAAGATCGTGCTACTGATCGCGCGAAAGAACACGAAAAGCGAAACCTGTTCGGCGTTGGCAATAACGGAATTGATTTTAGGCGAGCCGGGAAACGACATTGTATGTTCATCCAATGACGATAATCAGGCGTCTATTGTATACGATGCGATTGATCTCATGCGGATGCTGATCGACCCGGACGATTTGGACACAAAGAGAAACCAGAGATACATTTTGAATAAATCGACAAATACGAAAGTGTTCAAAATGAGCGACCGGACAAGAAACAAAGAGGGTAGAAATATTGGTTTCGCGATCGTGGACGAAACGCACGAAATGAAAACGAACATCATAGCGAAATCCATAGAACAGTCGCAGTCGCTAAAAGACAATCCGAAATTCATCAACATAACAACAGAGGGGTTTGTGAATGACGGGTATCTGGATGAAGAGTTGAAGAAGTGCCGGAAGATCATAAACGGCGAAGATGATGGAATCATGGCAGAACGTACACTGCCGTGGTTATACACGCAGGACAGTGAACGGGAGGTATGGGAAGACGAAAAAAGTTGGATGAAATCGAACCCGTCACTTGGAATCGTAAAAAAATGGAGTTATCTGCGAGAACAGGTGGACATTGCGAGGACTTCAAAAGCTGACCGAATGTTTGTTCTTAGCAAAGACTTCAATTTTAAGCAATCCAATTCCCAAAGCTGGCTTGAAGAGAAAGATTATGCTTATGATGCGAAATTTAACATAGAAGATTTAAGAGGAAAAGCCGTGATCGGAGCGGTTGACCTAAGTGAAACAACAGACTTGACCTGTGCAAAGATCATGGCGGTCGATGGAGACACAAATACAAAGTATGTGCATACGATGTATTTTATCCCGGAGGGAAAACTGGAAAATGCAGATGACAAAACCGCCGGAGCAAAGTACAGGGAATGGGCTGAAAAAGGAATACTGACGATCTTGCCGGGGCTGGATAATGATCTGACCAAAGTTGCGGATTGGTTTTATGAATTGTACAAGCTGTACGACATCAGAACGATCAAATGCGGCTACGATCAAAGATTTGCACGGGATTTCTTGGAGCGTATGGAATACATCGGGATCGAGTGCGAAATGGTTGTGCAGAATAAGGAAAATATGAGCAATGCCATGAAGTTGTGCGAGCAGGAATTGAAAGCACGCTATGTAAATTATAACGAAAACGAGATAGACCAGTGGTGTCTCGGAAATGCATCCATGGAAATCGACAATCTGGGGCGCGTCCTGTGCGTGAAGATCAATAATCAGGCGCAGCGCAGGATCGACGGGGCGGTCACGCTGATCATCCTGTATGAAATGTACAGGAGATACAGGGGGCAGATCACACAGTATAACAAGTAAGAGGTTTTGACAATGGGAATTTTTGAAAAATTCAAAAACAAATTACAGGGCATGAGATACGCACATATGTTGAACAGCGGGCAGCCGATCTTTTCCCAGTTCGGGGACAATATTTATGCAAGCGACATTGTGCAGTCGGTCATTGACTGTATTGTCTCGGAAATGACGAAACTAACGCCGCTACATGTCCGAAAAATGGGGATGGACCGAACACCGGTAAAAGGAAATATCCAGAAGATGCTTGACAATCCGAATCCTTTAATGACAAAGGCTGACTTTATGTCAAAAGTGATCTGGAATCTGTTTTTGAACTGCAATTCTATTATTTATCCGACATACCGGATCAAAAAGAACAAAGACGGAACAACCGAAAAAGAATACACGGCGCTCTATCCGTTGCAGCCAAAGTATGTGACGTTTGAAGAGGACGGATCCGGACAGTTATTCATCAAAATGCAATTTGAAAATATGCAGGAGTTCACACTTCCATATGAAGACGTGATACATATTCGATACAAGTTTTCTTTCAACGATTTTCTTGGAGGAAACAAAAGCGGACAACCGGATAATGACGCGCTTTTGAAACTCTTGTCCATGAATGAAAACATGATGGAGGGCGTGCTGAAAGCGCTGAAAACATCCTTTAATATCAACGGTATTTTGAAGTCCGGGAGCATGATGGACAAAGACAAAGTGGACAAGATGGTCGCGGAATTTAATGAGAAATTGAAAAACAATGAATCCGGAATCTTGGGCGTAGACGGGAAGAGTGATTATGTGGCGATCACACAGAAAATCCAGTTGATCGATGAAAAGATTTTGAGATTCATCGACGAAAGGATTTTGAGGAAGTTCGGTGTGAGTCTTGCGATCTTAAACGGAGACTATACGAAAGAGCAGTACGAAGCATTTTACCAGAAAGTCATTGAACCGTTGATCATTGCGATTTCGCAGGCGTTTGAAAAAACGTTATTCACAAAACGGGAAAAAGAAATGGGAAACAGCATTGTATTTCTGCCACGGGCATTGATCTTTATGAATACGACGCAGATTCTGGAAGCGATCCGGCTGCTGGGAGACCGTGGGGAATTGTTTGGAAACGAAAACCGTATGGCGATCGGGCTTGAGCCGTTGGAAGAGCTGGTAGGTGTGAGGATGCAGTCGCTAAATTACATCAATACAGAATATGCAAAAGAATATCAGTTAAAAGACATCAAGACGGAGGGCGAGAATGGGGAATAAGAAAGAACTTGTGCAGCGCTCGTATTTGTTTGAGGTTCGGGCGCAGCAGGACGAAGAGGAAAAATATGTGGTGGAGGGTCGGGCGATCGTATACGATTCCATGACGGATCTGGGATTCTGCTATGAGATTATCGAGCCCGGCGCATTGGACAATACAGATCTGACAGACGTTCGGTTCTTGGTCAATCATGATATAAGTAAAATCCCGCTGGCGAGAAGCAGGAAGAACAACGAAAACTCAACGATGCAGTTGTTTGTTGACGAGCAGGGGTTAAGGATCAAGGTTTATCTGGATGTAGAGAACAACGCGGAAGCGAGAGCACTGTACAGCGCGATTCAACGCGGAGACATCACAGGGATGTCTTTCATGTTCTCGATCAGTGCGGAGGAATGGGAAGAACTGGAAAGTGAAAAGCCTACGCACAAAATCCGTGAGATATTAAGTGTAGTCGAAGTGTCGGCGGTCACGTTTCCGGCATACGAGGACACTGATATATATGCGCGGGACAAAAGCAGGATGGAGAACCTGCGCCGATCGTTGGAGAGCGAGAGGGAAAGCGCACGGACGTTGGAGAACGTCTCGAAATTAACTTTTGAACAAAGAACACTATTGACAATGTATGGAGGAAAGAAAACATGCCAGTAAAAGAATTTATGCAGAAATTAGTCGAAGAGAAAAGAAGCCAGATCGAGAATCTGGAAACAGCGCTGATCGAAAGCGAAGACAAAGAGGAACGCGCAAAGCTGGGGGAAACACTGACGAGATTAAGGGAAGAACTGGACGAAGCGGAAAAAGTGCTTGCAGGCGAAGAACAGAAAGAAGAGGAAGAAGCACAGAGAAGCGAAGAGCAGGAGAAAGAACAGGAAAGGCAGATCATCGGCACATATACACAGAGGGCAGCAGTACCGGTGAGCACTGCGGAGCAGAGAGCAAAGCAGTTGGAAAAAGAACTGGAAGAGCGTGGAAAGGCTCTGAAAGAGAAAAGAGCCGTAAAAGTATCATCGGAACAGCTTGTACTTCCGAAGCACACCGGATCTACGATCAATGACACGTTCACACCGGTTTCCACTCTGGTGGATCAGGTCAACACTGAAAACCTGAACGGAGGGGACAGCTACGAAGAGCCGTATGTGAAATCCTACGCAGAGGGCGGAATCACAGAAGAGGGCGCGGACTATGCAGATGCAGAGCCGGAATTTGATTACGCACCGATGGACAGAATCAAGATCACTGCGTACGCAGAGATCAGCAAGGAAGTAAAGAAACTTCCGAATGCTGACTACGCAAGAAAGGTACAGGAAGCGTGCTACATCGCACTGAAGAAGAAACTGTCCAGTCAGTTGATCAACGGAACAGGAACAAAGCAGTTGTACGGCATTTTCGGAAGCCCGAAAGCTATTGACGCAGGAACAGACGTTGAACTGGAAGCAATCGACCAGAACACGCTCAACACGGCAGTGTTCAGCTATGGCGGTGATGAAGAAGTGGAGACACAGGCAACGCTGATCCTGAACAAAAAAACACTGAAAGCATTGAGTGAAGTGAAAAAGGCGAACGGGGATCCGGCATATGACATTGACGTGAAGAACAGAACGATCAACAAGATCCCGTACACGATCAACAGCAATGTAAAAGACTTCACAACCGCATCGAACGGAGAGTTTGTCATGGCGTACGGAAATCTGATGGACTATAAGATGGTGACATTCTCGCCGGTAGAGATTGAAGAGTCCACAGACTTCAAGTTCAAACAGGGGATGATCTGCTACCGCGCGGATGTGATGGTCGGCGGAAACGTGGTGAAACAGAACGGCTTTTTGAGATTAAAAAAAAAGACAGAGTAGTTAAAGCCGCAGCAACCAGAAGAACAGGTGCGAAGAAAGCGACAAAATAAGGGGTATCACTATGGAATATCAATATTTGGAAAAAGTAAAAGAAGTATTAGGGATCGGCGGCGAATACCAAAATGCAACCTTAAAGCTTTTGATTCATGAAGTGATCGAAGATATGGTGGATTCCGGAGTAGATCGTGTCGTTGCAATGAGCGAAAAGGCGGTCGGAGCTGTGGCGATCGGTGTCAATGATCTCTGGAACTATACAGCCGGAGAGGTGAAGCATTCCCCTTATTTTGATTCAAGGTGTATCAAATTAAGCTACGAAACCGCGGAAGAACAAACTGCGGCGCCAGCGGACGGACAGGAGAAAAACGGAGGGAATGCAGATGTATAGACCAAAGAATCCGTTTAACGTTCCGTTTATGATACTGAATCCAACGTACGAAAAAGTACAGGGAAAAAATATTGCAAAGTACCCGGAGACAGGGGAGAAGATCCAGGCTTCTTTCCTGTCATTCGGGGGAACAGAAAGCACGGTGAACGGTGTATTGAGCATTATCGACACGGCAAGCGTGGAAACATGGTATAGACCGGACATTAAGGCGGACAGCCGTTTGAAAAAGTTGGACGATGGAAAAGTATACGGGATCAAGGGAGAACCGGAAAACATCAACTGCCGGAATCAGTTCTTGAAATTCAAAGTCGAAAGGGTAAGGGGATCCAATGGCTAGGGGAGCAAAAACAACCTTAAAAATAACCGGTTACGATGAATTGCTGCAGGACATCGCCGATATGGAAAAGGATGTTGAGGAAGCGGTGGAAAGTGCGCTGAAAAAAGCAGGAGAGCTTGCCGTACAGGAATACGAAAAAGTGGCGGAAGAACATTTTTACGCAGGAATCACAAAAGAATCCATCGTCACAAGTCCAAAGATCAAAAAAGAGGGAACAAGGATCATCATGCGGACCGGTTACGACATCAAAGAGGGAGGCCTTGCGTCCATCTATCTGGACAGAGGAACGCCAAAGCAAAGACCGATCAACTATATGGCAAAAATAAAGAGAAACAGGAAAATAAAAAATGCAATCGGGGAAGAATTGCAGAAATTTTAGAAAGGGAAACCATGAAAGAAAAATTGATAGAGATATTGGAAAGTACAGGGATGGAAGTTTACGAGCAGGGATCTGTCACAGACGAAGAAAGCTACCCGGAAAATTTCTTTACATACTGGAATGATGATACGGAGGAAGATGATCATTATGATAACAAATCACATTCCTGCATCTGGTATTTTACGATCAATTTTTATTCGATCAATCCCTTAATATGTACGACGATGATTTTAAAAGCGAAAGAGCTGCTGGAGGAAAACGGGTGGACCGTGGACGGGAAAGGAAAAGACGTTTACAGCGGTTCAAAAAGCCATTCGGGGAGAAGCGTAGAAGCGATTTACAAAGAAAAGGAGATGTAAAAGTATGAGCGGATTATTTAGAAATTACAGAGGAGTCAGAGGACTTATGGTTGCAGAACTGCAGGAAGATACTCTGGAAACACTCACATACGGAACGCCGATCAGATTCGCAGGAGTGAAAGAAATCGGAGAAGAGCCGGAAGAGAGCGCGGCAACGGAATACTACGATGATCAACCGGCGATCGTCATTGATGCAGAGGGGGAAGACAAATATAAACTTGTAACCTCTGTGCTGGAAGAAAAAGTAAGAGCTGTGATCGAGGGAAGAAAGTTTGATGAGAAATCAGGAGCATATTTCGGAACGCCGAAACAAAAGCCGTATGTTGCGATCGGGTTTATCGGAACAGATACAGACGGACAGGAAGAATATGTGTGGGTTTACAAAACAAAATTGTCCGGCGGAGGGGCAAGCCGAAAGACGAAAGACAACGGAACGGATTCCAGTGGATTGGAATGGGAAGCGACATCTATTTACACATCACATAAGTTTAAAGGGGCAAGCGCCGCAGGGGATGCACCGTTGAAGTTCTACAAACTGAAAGCCGGAGGAACTGTAACAGAACAGAAATTCTTTGAAAAAGTATACATTCCGGGCGAAGCGGCGGCAATGGCGGCGGCACGCGCAAAGAAAGAGCACGCAGAAGCGTAATACAGGAGGAAAATAATGGAGTTAAAACTGAACATTTATAATGAACTGGATGAAATCGTAAAGGAATACACAAGAAACAGCTATTCGATCCGCATGAGACAGTTGAAAAATGTGATCGAGACACTTGACATCGAGGGGCTGGCAATGTCACTGACAGGTACAGGAAATAATGCTGAATTTATCGCAAGTGTGGGACGGATCGTGATGAACAGCTATGACACGGTGAAAGAAATCGTGATGGATATTTTTCCGGAGCTGACAGAAGCGGAGTATGAAGATGCACATCTGGACGAAGTGGTGAACGTGATCGTAAATATTGTAAAGTACTCTTTCAAAGTAATCGGACTTGCGGGAGGTAATGGAAAAAACTAAGTGAGGGGGGCGGCGACGTTCCCCTTATTGATTTGATCTTTGAAATAGAAGTGCTTTTGTGTGAACGTTTCCCGGGACTAAATCCATTGGAAATAAATGAATACAGGGCAGTAGATTTTTTTAAACTGGTGCGGAATCTGAACCATTACAATGAGAATCACGAGAACGAACGATCTGGAAGAACAAACGCAGCAGGAGTGAAAAAGAAAGAAAGCTACATGGTGAAAGTAACAGATTAAGAGGAGGTGGAAAGGTGGCGGATAAAGAGAATATTTATGGAATAAAGTATGAAGTAAATATCGACGAATTGAAAACCTCCACAAGCGAAGCCGGAAGACAGATCAAACTGGCAAATGCGGAGTTTAACCGATCTAAAAGTTTGTTGGAAAATTGGGGGACTTCCACAGAGGGAGTCGGGGCAAAAATCAAACAGTTAAACGCTGTTCTGGAAGCGGAAAAATCGAAACTTGCCAATTTAAAAAACGCCTATAATACGAATGTAGACGAGGTGAATAAATATGGGCAGGAAATTGCAGATCTGCAAACACAAAAAGAGGAAGCGATCGCACAGTACGGAAAAGAATCGGAAGAAGTAAAAAAGCTGGAAAGCCAGATCACGAAACTGGAAAGAAAACAGGACGCGAGCCGGGCTACGGCTGAAAAGCTGAATATATCCATCATCGAGCAGGAAACAAAAGTAAACAGTACCGCCAAAGAAATCGACAAGTTCAACGGAAGATTGTCCGAATTACAGACGGAACAGAGCAAAACCGCAAGTGCAACGGAGAAACTGAAAAGTTCCATCAGTGAGCAGGAAGCGGAATTACAGGACCTGAAAGAAGAGTACACAAACGTTGTATTAGAACAGGGGAAAACGTCCGATGAAGCGAAGCAGCTTGCAAGCAAAATGAGGGAACTGAACGGCGATCTTGCTAAGAGTAAAAGCGAATTGAGCAAAGTCGAGCAGGAGGCGGACGGATTAACGGATTCTTTGGATGATGCAGGAAACGAAGCAGAAGACACAGGGGGAGGATTCACTATCCTAAAAGGCGCGCTCGCGGACATGGTGGCGGGAGGAATGGAAGCGGCGATCTCAAAAGCAGGCGAATTGGTCGGGCAGTTATTCGAATTGAGCGAAGCAACCGAAGAATATCGGACGATGAACGCTAAATTGGAGGGATCGGCGAATACGTTTGGATATTCCGTAGAATTTGCAAAAGACAAGTATAAAGAACTGTACAGCTATTTGAAAGATGATCAGATGGCAACCAACGCGATCACGAACCTTATGGGACTGGGAGCATCCACGGACACGGTAAGCAGTATCGTAAACAGTGCGATCGGCGTATGGAGCGCTTACGGTGATTCTATTCCGATCGAGGGACTGACGGAAAGCATCAATGAGACGGCACAGGTAGGAAAAGTGACAGGATCCCTTGCGGATGCGCTCAATTGGGCTGGGATCAGCGAAGATGATTTCAATGCAAAACTGGAAGCAACGAACGGAACAAAAGAACGGGCGCAGTTGATCGCAGACACACTGAACGGTAAATACGGGGAAAGTAAAAAAACGTATGACGAACTGACAGGGAGCATGACGGAAGCCAACAGGGCGGAAGCAGAGTTAAAAGAAACACAGGCGGAACTTGGGGAAACCATGGATCCGGTCAACACGGCGATCACAAACCTAAAAACGAAAGCGTTGGACAAGATAGCGCCGGCAGTAGAAACGGTCGCTGGGAAGTTTCTGGACTTCACGAATTATTTGAGCGAACATCCGGCGGTAGCGAATGTGGTAATTGCTGTAATAATCGCGCTCGCGGCGGCATTCGGAACACTTGCCGGAGCGCTGGCAATACAAGGGCTGATCGTGGGCGTACAAAAGGCATTTGCTTTATTAAATGCGACATTATTGGCGAATCCGATCACATGGGTAGTAACGGCGATCGTTGCGCTGGCAGCAGGATTTATATATCTATGGAATACGTCGGAGGGATTCCGAAATTTCTGGATCGGATTGTGGGAAAATATTAAAACGATTGTAGGGATTGCCGTAGACGGACTGGTGATATTTTTCACGGTAACGATCCCGACTGCATGGGAAACTTTAAAACAAAAATGTAGTGAGGTTGTCACAGCAGTCAGTCAGTTTTTTACAAATTTATGGCTGGGAATCGTTGACTTTTTCACACAGACAATACCGGGATGGATTGAAAATGTGATCAATTTCTTTCAACAGATTCCGAATTATATCGGCTATATGGTCGGGTTCATTATCGGAAAATTTATTTTATGGGGGCAGAAATTAGTCAGTTTTGTGACTGTGGACATTCCGCAATTCATCACAAAGACGGTAAGTTTCTTCTCACAACTGCCGGGGAAAATATGGGCGTTTTTACTGGACGTGATCAACAAAACGGCGCAGTGGGTTTCCGACATGATCAACAAAGCGATCCAAGCCGGAAGTTCGTTCTTGAATAATGTAGCGAACTTCTTTTCGCAGCTGCCGGGGCGCGTGTGGGGGTTCCTGTCAAACGTGATCAGCAACACGGCGCAATGGGTTTCCGACATGATCGGGAAAGCAGGGGAAGCCGGAAGCTCATTTTTGAGCAATGTGGCAAACTTCTTTTCACAATTGCCGGGGCGTGTATGGGAATTTTTGTCTAGTACGTTGAGTAATGCAGCATCATTCGCGAGCGACTTGGGGGCAAAAGCAACAGAAGCCGGACAAAATCTTCTGAATAACATCGTAAATACCGTGCAGGGATTGCCGGGGGAAATGTTGGCGATTGGACAGAACGTGGTTCAAGGACTGTGGGATGGAATCAGTGGTATGATTGATTGGGTGGTCGGAATGGTACAAGGTTTCGGAAGTTCTGTGATCGACGGAATCAAAGATGCACTTGGTATTCATTCGCCATCAAAGGAAGCGTACTACCTTGGAGAAATGTTTGATCTTGGTTTTGGAAATGCAATCGCGGACGGAACAAAAAAAGTTGTGGATAAGGCGAAAAAAATGTCAGGAAATGTCATGGCAACTATGAAAGATAAGTTGAAAGAAAAAGTGACAGTCGGCTATGAAGTGGTCGGAAATTTGAAAAAAGGAGCGAGAGAAGCAATCAACACGCTGACAATGAACGCAGGAAGTGACCGGCTCGCATACGCCGGAGCGGCACAGAGCACAAATAACATTAGTTTCACACAGAATAATTATTCACCGAAAGCGTTAGACAGCTTGGAAGTGTATCGGAATACCAGAAAGCAGTTGAAACAGTTGAAGAAATGGAAAGGGAAATAAGGGATGTATAGGTTATTTGCAGAAAATCAGAAGAATGAAAAAATAGAACTTTCCAACTCTCCGTATTTTTATGTGAAAATTGAGGGCTTGCTGCCGGGAAAAGCAACATTGCATACAACAACCGTTATCAACAATGACGGGAGCATCTTAAACAGTGTAAGAAAGGATAACCGTGATATCACGATCACGGTTATCCCGAGGATGCCGGTAGCAGAGAACCGACAGAGAGTCTATAAATACTTTAAAATAAAAAGCAAGGTCACACTGTATTTTGAAACAGACAATAGGGATGTAAAAATAAAAGGGACTGTGGAAAGCGTAGAGGGATCGCTGTTCGACCAACAGCAGACGATCGAGATAGGTATCATTTGTACAGATCCATATTTTGAAGAAAAAATACAGCGAATAGTGAACATGGCACAAGTGTTGGACCTGTTTGAATTTCCCTTTGCGATCGAGGAGGAGGGAATCGAATTCTCACGGATCGATAAGACATTGACACAAGGTGTATATAATGATGGAGACACGGAAACGGGAGTGGTCATCGAACTTTCGGCAATGGGTGAGGTGGTGAACCCGATCATCCGAAACGTAGAGACAAGAGGGTATTTTGGGTTGAATATCGAAATGCAATTGGGTGACGTGATCCAGATCAATACCAACAATTTCAATAAAAAAGTAACCTTGCAGAGATATGGGGAAATCAGAAACATCATAAACAGTATCATGAAAGGGAATGAGTGGTTCAAGCTGATGCCCGGAGACAATATTTTTACATATCAATGTGAAAAAGGTGAGGAAAATCTAAGTGTAAGGTTTATCTATTCAAACAAATACGAGGGCGTGTGATGAAACTATTTATATTAAACAAAGATTTTGAAATCGAGGGGATGCTGGAAGAATATAACTCTGTCGAATGGGTGCGCCGGTACGATGAACCGGGGGATTTCGTGCTGTCCGCAGTAGCGACCACGGAAGAAATCACAGGCACGGTTGGACTTTTAAAGGAAGACTACTACATCGCTAGGGAAGATGATGAAATGATCGTGCAGATTGAAAAGAAGAACCTCACAACGTCCGCGGAGCAGGGGAACAATATCACGGTTTCCGGGCGGTCGATCGAAAAGGTTTTAGGTCAGAGGATCGTGTGGACGCAGACCAACACAAAAGCAAGTGAAACCGTGGAAGATTTTATACGGAGATTGATCGATGAAAATGCAATCAATCCGACCGATCCGAAAAGAAAAATCCCAAAACTGACACTTGGGGAAAGAATGGGATTTTTGGAGAAGTTGGAAAAACAGATCACCGGAGACAATCTACTGGAAGTGGTACAAGAATTGTGTAAAACTTACGGATACGGATTTAAGATCACAATGAATGATTCCGGGCTTCTGGAATTTGTCTTGTATAAGGGTGTGGATAGGAGTTATAAACAAAGTGAAAATCCATATATCGTATTTTCAAGTGAGTTTGATAATCTGATCAATACAGAATACGAATACGATAAAACAAACCATAGGAATGTGGCTCTGATCGGCGGTGAGGGTGAGGGAAAAGACAGAAAATACCAGACCATCGGAGAAAGCGAGGGGATGGAACGGTATGAACTGTTTGTAGATGCGAAAGATGTATCAAGTAACAATGGCGAGATTACGCAACCGGAATATAATAAATTGCTTGTAGAAAAAGGAATGGAAAAGCTGGCAGAAAGCGCAACGACGGAGAATTATGAGGGGGAGATCGAAACCGAAAATACATATGTCTACAAAGAGGACTACAACATCGGAGACATCGTGAAGGTTGAAAACGAATATAAGATGCAGGCAAGTACAAGAGTTACGGAGATCATAGAAAGCGACAACGAAAACGGATATAGGGCAGTTCCTACTTTTGGGACTTGGGAGGTGTAAACATGGCGATAAGAGGCGGCTATTATAATTCTTTGAATGGGGATAGAAAGTATAATGCGGAAACAATGTCACAGTATTTCGCAGGATTATATAAAAGAGGGGTGCTGCAGAATTATAAAAACAAATTTGTTGTAAAAGCAGACACGGGAATGAAAGTGATCGTGCCGACAGGAAAGGCATATTTTTCAGATGGGAAATGGATCGAGAACACGGCAGACATCATTTTTACACTTGATCCGTCCGATGTGATTCTGGACAGAATCGACAGCATTGTCTTAAGGAATGACAAACGGGAATCTATGCGGAAACCGGACATCGTTCTGAAAAAAGGAACGCCTGCGACGAACCCGGTGGCGCCGGGGATCAGCACGGAAGACAGCAGCATAGAGGAAATGCTGATCTGTAATATTCGGGTCCCGAAATTGATCGAGACGATCACACAGGCTAATATCACGATCACGATCGCAAACACGGATGTATGCGGATATGTGACCGGGCTGATCGAACAGGTGGACACAAGCGAACTGTATCTGCAATATGAAACGGCTTATAAGGAATTTCAGGAAAAAAGTAAACAGGAATTTGACGAATGGTTTGAGAACGTGAAAGAAACTCTGTCCATGTCCACGCTGATCCGAGAGTTTACGAGGACATACACGACCGTGGAAGATCAGGAAAAGAAAATTCCGATCGGGATCCCGCAGTATAACAGCGCACTGGATATTCTGGAAGTGTACGTCAATGGATTCCGACTGAATGACAATCAATTTACGATAGATGATTTTGAAACGATAACATTGACACAGCCGGTAAATATCGGAACAGATGTACAGATCGTTATATATAAAAGCGTGGATGGAGAAAAAGCGGAAACTGTGATCGAACAGGTGGAAAAGCTTCAGTCAAAGGTGGCGGAACTGGAAGAAGTGATCCAAGGGTTGCAGAATCAGGCAGGTTAATAAAAAGCACTCAAAAGAGTGCTTTTTGTTAACAGATAACATCATGGAACTAATGAATTAGTTCCACGATGCTGTACGCTATAAAAATAAGATCAAAAATCATGAAAATAAATCTTTAATTCCGGTTTGCTGGAATCCCATTTTGTTCGGTTTTCAGAGTTACGGGAATACTCGATCCGTTTAATGATCTGCTTCAGTAGGTTATTCTTATGCTTTGCAGTAGTGTTGTCGTCATTTAGGCTGTCAATCACATGACGGAACGTCCGGATCTTTTCGTGGTAGTCGATAGGCTGGGCAGATTTATCACGGAGAAAAGATAAGCGTTTTTCAAGTTCGGAGCGTTTATCTTGGTATTTGCTCATACGCTTTAAAAAGATCTCCTTGCTGTATAGTCCCTCTTCAAGATAATCATACAATTCTTCTTCCCTTGCGTCAATGATCCGCAGTTCGTTCTCTGCTTCGGAGATCATGCGGTCATACTCGATCCGTGCGCTGCCGTTATCTTCTTCCGCTTTAAATTCAAAATCATGCACAGTATTTTCCAGAATGTCGATCAGAATGTTGTAAACGTCTGAAAATGTGGAAGACTTGGTACCACAATTTATCTGGTTGTCACAGGCTAGTCGTGGAGCGGATCGTGGGGAGCCGTTTCTTTTATAGGTCCGATATGTCATAGCACGTCCGCAGGTGGAGCAGTAGAGCAGACCGGCTAAAGGATTGACAAGCTGTGTGTGCTGATTTTCCCTTGTGATCACTCCGGCTTTTGCGATCAGCTTTTCATACAGATCTTTTTCCAAAATAGGGGGGTGCAGCCCATCTTTGTAAATCACACTGTCTTTGTTGCGAGGGCGAGTTTTGACCAGCTTTCCGTCCTTATAAACGCGGATCGTCTTTCGGGCGTTCCACTTGACTTTTCCGATATTTACAGGATTGATACAGATGTCACGCAGACTGTACGGATTCCATTTGCCGCCGCTGCGTGGTTTATATCCCATAGAATCCAGCTCCCGCGCAATAAACGTCCATCCCATACCGTCATAAACGCATTTCCGAACGGCGATGTTGATCGCTTCGGCTTCTTTGACATTAGGGGTAAGCGTTGGCGCTTTATCTACGAACACTTTTTCGTAGCCATAGGGAGCAACACTGCCGAGATAACGTCCGGCTTCAATAGAATTTTCTCGTCCGCGCTTCAGGATCTCTTTCGTATATTCCAGATAATCGTTTCCGCGGCTTAATTCCATTTTGAAAAAACGGTAATCATACTGATCGTACAGGTTATAAGTTTTCGGCGGCGTGACGATCAGCGTATTACTATACTTAAAACTGGATAAAATCCTGCCGCCGTCTTCCCAGTCGCCACGGCTTAGACGCTGCGGATCTACTACGAGAACACCTTTTACATCCGGCGATTCGATCGCGGAAAGAACGCGTTTCATTTCCGGACGGTCTTCGATGGTTTCACCGGAAACGACTTCGCGGTAAATGGAATTTCCCGGGATTGGATGTCCGAACTTCTCAACAGCAAGTTTCTGCAACATTCGTTCGTGTTTTGCAAGAACTTCCTCAACCGTTTCATCTTCGCCGTCGGCGCGGGATTTTCTTAGATACATCAAATAGAGTTCCGACAAGATAATCACACTCCAATCATTTTTATTACAGAAAAGAACCTCGCATTTCTACGAGGTTCTTTTAGTATTTGAATGAAATAGGTGGGGGGACAATCCCACATCTCCAACTAGGGCGACGGCCGCCTGTTCCGTCCTCTGCTTTCATTCAATATAGTTTATGTTTTTTGCAACCTCATTATACAATAATTTATTTATTTGTCAAGTTTACTGTATTTGTGTTGGTAGCACAGGGGCGTTTTTTAGCTGCAGACTAAGTATATGCTCGTAGTCAAATATTATTAGCTAAAAAGGTAAAGTTCTTTAAATTTTTGTTTCATTTTTTGGGTGCCTTAGTTCTCATTCCATCTATGTGTTCAAATAGATCTTCTTTAATAGGAGCGCGCATTGGATCCAAGATGAAATCTATTCCCTCGCGACGGGCTTGTTTGGCGGCAGGAACAAAGTCACTATCACCAGAAACTAAAATAATTTGATCTACTTGTTTTTTGAATGCGAGAGAGGCAATGTCTATACCAATTCTCATATCAACACCTTTTTGCGAAACAGATAAGGCAAAGTCTTTTTCTTTAAGATCAGTTACAAGTAAAGTGCCATTGAGTATTTTTTTGAAAACTTCAGGTCTAATAATAAATTGTGCTTGTTCTTCTGCTAATCGTCCAAGACGTAGGGCAAATTTGCGTTTGTGTCTAAGTTCATTAAAAAAATTAGTCGCCCATTCGTAATCATCTGTTTTTGATAAATCAATTTGCTTTTTCAATAAAGGATGATAAAGCTTTTTTTCGATAGGAGGACAATCATAATAAAATACTCTGTATAACATTGCACCGGCTTTTTCTTCTTTGATATGTCTTTTACAATAATCATCCAATTCTTTTGCACGTTCAGATGGAGTTAAATCGCCAAAAAGATTATAGGCTCGTTTTCTATAAAAAGCTCCATCTACTAAAATAGCAGTTTTAATCATTAAAATTCTCCTTTGCGTAAAAAATACCCCTAGGCTCATCACTTCCCTTATGGTGGGAGGATTACTGCTAGGGGTATACTTTCTTTGTGATTGCAATAAAAATTGCAATTTAAATTAAATTCCTACACCGCATCTGCGATGTACTATTATATTATGCCCTTTGCAGTAAAAAATCAATACTTTTGTTCAAATAATTTCACAAAAAGTGAAACAATGTTGTTCTATTTTCTGGTACAAGGTGTAGCAGTTTAGAATTTCCCTCTTAGTTCCACTACTTTCCCTATAATGCGAACCGGTTTATTCTCAATATCCTCATTGCTATAAAACATAGGATTGTAAGCCGGGTTATTAGAAATCAGTTCAATTCCATCGCGGTATTTCCGAAGACGCTTACAGGTGGCATCGGATCCGTTTACAGTAGCGATCACAATCTCACCGCTTTCAGCATCATCCTGTTTCCGGACAATTACGACATCGCCCTCACACATGCGAGGTTCCATGCTGTCGCCGTGAATTTTAAGTCCAAAGAACTCACCAGTGCGAGCCATATCGGAGCTGATCTCTTCGGTATCGATTATATCTTCAATAGCTTCGATCGGGATACCGGCGGCAACACGACCGAGGACGTTGATTTCGACACCACGATTCCTGTGTGAAATATCAGTGACAAGTTTACTATTTACATATTCGGATCCAGATTCATCAAATAAAGATTTTCTTTTTATAGTAGTTCGACCATAAAGAAAATCCATATCGACATTGAAATAATCTGCGATTTCTTCGTATTTTTCAACACTTGGAAGACGCTGACCTGTTTCCCACATGGCAACAGTACTTTTGGAAACATGAAGCACTTTAGCTAATTGCTCTTGACTGAATCCTTTTTCATTACGAAGTGATAATATTATATTTTTAAAATGCACTTTTATATTCACCTGCCTTTACATAGAAATAATTGGTTTATGAAATTATAATATCACTTTCTGTGAACTATGTAAATACAACATATCACTTTTAGTAAAAGTAGACAAAATATAAAAAAGTTCACTAAAAGTGATTGACAAAGAAAAAACAGAGTGCTAATATGAAAACACAAAAAGTCACTATGAGTGATCGGGAGGTGGTAAAAGTGGACAGGAAAAAGATAGGCAAAAAATTAGTAGAATTGCGTGGAACACGAACACAGAAAGAAGTGGCGCAAGCTATTAAGGTTTGCCAAAGTACATACTCTATGTATGAAAAAGGGGAAAGGCTACCTAGTGATGAGGTAAAGAAAAGAATTGCCAAATATTATAAATGTTCTGTGCAATTTATTTTTTACAGCTAAAAGTCACTATAAGTGAACTGTAAAAGGAGAGCAGAAAAATGACACCAACAGACATATTAAACATTGTGTGTTTTGTGATAGTGATGATTGTATCTGTTATATGCATTATTATCGCAAAGAAAATGGAACTCCCAATTTGGAAGTTCCAGATCGGATGGATTTTATTCATGGATGTATTGGGGGTGATTCTTTTAGTATCGCGCTTAAGCGCATAACAACATGAAGAAATAAAATTAGGAAAGGGGAGAAGAGAGATGGAGAACGATAAAAAGATACCAAGACATGTACAGGATAACTGGGTATATGGAGATGGAAAATTATGGGGAGAAGAAGCGAATGAGATTATAGAAGAAATAATGCTTATCCTGATCAAAAACAGGATAAGCATAAAAGGATCATTAGAAGTATTAGAAGATACAAAAGAAGCAATAATGAAAGAAGCGATTTTGGGAGAACGGAACATTAACGGGAAAATTATACAAGTCGATCAATGATTTCTCGGAGAGATTGAACTTGACGATCATTATTTGGCAGGATCTTTGTGTTAGGACGTGTAACAGGAACGTGAATGTAATTTTTTACGTTAAGTTCAACGAGTTCCTCATAACGGTCATTACAGAAAACGTATTCAATGCGAAAAATTAAGACATCCTTTGATAACTTGGGGACATCACATTTCAACATTTTAGATTGTCCGGGAGCCAAAGTGATACCTTTCACAAAATCGTACTGTTCATTCAGAATTTGACTTTTAGAATCTTGTTCTAATTCACGCAAAATGGGATCGTATTCAAATACGGTGATTCGTCCGGGAGAATGACCGAAATTTTTAAGAACGAAAAAACTATCCTGTTCACAAATAGTAATTGCGTCTAAATAGATTGTAATGTATGGGCGTGTAGATTCTTTGAGCATATACGCATTTTGTTCATTAGTTATCTGTGCCTGCTTTAGTGCTTTTACGGAAATATTGATAGCGACAAGACTGGCAATGAGGGAGGAAATGATACCGAAAATCTCAATAATGTTGGAGGGAGTAAGTTTTTTTAATAATTCTAGTAGCATAGGGTTTCCTTTCTTTTGTGTTAAATTTTGGAGCATATATTATAACACAGAATAGAAAAGATAAGGTAAAACTTTTGAGGAAAACACTTGTTATAGGACAAGTAACACAATACATAAAATATCACATATCGAGGAAAGGAGAAATGATGATGAACGTGAAAAAATTTGAAACACAATGGGGAACCGCTTATGTGTATTACAACAGGCTGCCAACTGCGGAAGATCTGGCTCCGGCATGTGCGCACTTTCTCCGGCAGGTAGAGGAAGAGAAGCGGAAAAGGGCGCTGAAAGAGTTGCAGGAAAAAGAGGCAGGCGAACAGACAGAGATTCGCAGAGAAGCGAGAGTGTGAGAGAGGGAAAAGAGATGGAAGAACTAAAGGTGATTGACGTGCAGCGCACGTCGTTGATGGAAATAACGCCGGTTCGGGAGCAGAAGCGCCGGCGGGAAACGCGGACAAGCCTGCCGGAGATCGTGACATGGTGTCTGATCGGCACCGGGATCGGGGCGTGGGGAATGCTGTTTTTATGTCTGGCATAGGAGGGACAGTGGATGGCAAGGAAAATGAAGTGGTTTCGCGTAGAGATTTATCTGGTGGGAGGTGCATCGTTTGACTGCACCATCCGGACGGAAACCATCAAAGAAGCGCGGCGCCAGATTGCGCGGCTTATGGACCGGATGTCAGGATGTACAGGATACGACTTGATCGAGGTGACAGATGAAGAACGAAAGATTTGACATGTATTACAAAGAACTGCGCCGCGATGCGGAACAGCGGCGCAGGGACGGGGAAGAGAACCAGCAGATCCTTGAGCGGCTGATCGCAAGGGTGACGACGGCGCTGGGAGAAAGTTTTACCGCGGAACAGCTGCGGAAGATCTTTGATCTGGGCTTGAAAGCACAGCCGGGAAAACGGAGGGACGTGACGTGGTGGGTACACTGGGAGAACGGCGTGATCCGTTCCTATGGACAAGACCTCGACCGGGTAAAAGAACAGGCGGAGCAGGAGGCGAAAGAAAATGGAATGGAATACTTTATCACATAAAAAATAACACATCCGGCGGAAACGGATGTGCTACATAAGATTTTCTGCCACACAGAAAAATATTACATATATAGAATACCATCTGTGGGGCAGAAAGTCAAGGAAATAGGGGATTTTCGCCCCATTTTCTACTCGATAAAAAGATTAAAGTTAGGACAAAAGCAGATGGCAATCAAGAGAAAAACATATGAGCTGAGACAGGGAGACGTCCTGGAAGTGGAGGAGTTCCAAGAGGGGAGATATGGCGCTCCCGGGGAGAAGCGTCAGAAAAAGAAAAAGGCAACCAAAGAAGAGATGGAGAGGGCGAACCAGAGAAACAAGGTGAAGCTGGCACGGATGCGGCTGATGCAATATTTCAACCCGGGAGACTGCTTCCTGACACTGACCTTTGAGAAGAGCAGACGCCCGGCAGATATGAAAGAAGCACAGAAATGTTTTGAGAACATAAGGCGGACGCTTAAGAGAACGTATGAGAAACGGGGATCACCGCTCTTTTGGATCAAGAACATCGAGCGGGGAACGAAAGGGGCATGGCATATCCATATGGTGATCAATGAGATTGGGGATACGGCGGCGATCGTAAAGCGGGCGTGGAAGTATGGCGGTGTGTACTGTCAGGAGATCCGGTTGAGTGACAAGCTGTACGATGAAGACTTTACCAAGCTGGCGAACTATATTACCAAAAGCGAAAAGACCGAATACCGGAAAGAGGACGGGACGCCGGGAAAACCGCGGATCAAAGAGTCCAGTTACAGCACGTCGAAAAATATGCCGCTTCCGGAACCGAAGCCAAAAAGATTAGTCAGATGGAAAAAAGAAGTGAAGCCGAAAAAGGGATATTACATTGCAAGGATCTATGAGGGGGAAAACCCGAGGACCGGGCATCCTTACCGGAGATACACGATGATCCGGCTGAACAGGAGGATCTGATATGAAGAGCGTAAAAATATACATCGGCACGCAATTGAAAGGTCCGTGCATCAAAGACGGGGCATATGCCGGGATCGTGGAGTATGTGACCGGAACCGGTCCGGTGACACGGGAGATCACGGGGATGGAAAAAGAGACCACCTATTACCGTTCCGTGCTGCTGGCGATCGTGGAAAGCCTGAAAATACTAAAGGTGGCGTGCTCTGTGACGATCTACACCGACTGCGTATTCGTAAAAAATACGGCGGAAAGGGGAAACCCGGAGACATGGAGGCGGGCGGAGTGGAAAAAGGCAAGCGGGAAAGCGGTGAAAAACAAGGAATTATGGCAGCAGTTCCTTGAACTTTCCGAGTTCCATGAAATCGGCTTCCGATTTAGTAAACACAGTACATACAGCGACAAGTTAAAGGCGCTGATTGAAGAAGAAAAGGAGAAAACACATGTTTGAAAAATTTGGGGAATTTGATTCGTTTGAGGAGATTAACCGGGCAGCGGCGGCACAGTTGAAAGAGGGAGACGTTGAGGCGGTGATGGCGATCGCGGAAGAAAACGGACTGGACAGGGAAGACGCGGAGGATTTTTGCACCGGTGCAATCGATGAACTGACTACCGTATCGCTGGCAGCAGTCGGAAAACTGGACGCGGAAGCGAAAGAACTGCAGTTAAAAGGGATGATGCTGGACTGGAAAGATTCCGTTGCGGAGCGGTGTCTGGAAGACCGTGCGCTGGCGGTGGCAGTCAGGAGAAAGGGAAAACGGCTGGAACAGTGTATGGGAGAGATCCTGAAAGCCGGATTCCGGAAAAAAGAGGAAATCCATAAGAAGATCGTAAAGGCTGCCGGTCTGAACCCGCCGCTGTACATTGGGATGCCGGGGAAAGCGGAAATCCGTAAAATTGTAGAGAAATATTATCTTGGAGAAGAAAAATGATCGCATTTAAGGGATTTACGGAAAAATTGACGGCAACATACGGAAAAGGGATATTCCAATACGAACAGGGAAAAACGTACACCGAACCAAAAAGCAAGACCAGATCCGCAGGATTCCATTGTGCGGAATATATATTAGATTGTATGCAATGGTATCCGATGGATGGGAAGAATCGGTTTTTTCGCGTAGAAGCTGCTGGAAGTATTGACGAAGAAAGCGAGTGCAGCATGGTCGTGTGTACGCAGATCACATTGGAAAAAGAACTGACCATAAAAGAAATCGCGGGATATGCAATGATGTATATGGTCAAGCATCCGAAGCGTGATTGGCAGAGAGACGACAGGTTTGTACAGGTAAAGACCAATACGGCGGAAGCGCCGGAACGGGGAACGATTGCGATCGCAAGGGGAATCGATCCCAAGGTGCGGGGAGCCGACGGGAGCGTGCTGGGGCTGATCAAAGAGAACGCCGCCGGGGACATCATACAGGCAAAGGTATTCACAGCCGGAAGCGACGTGAAAGCGGATACATGGTACACATTGACAGAAGAAAGGGAATTAAGAGAGCGATGAGATGGAAACAGATGGCAGGCATGCCGGAAAAGAAACCGAAGAAAGACGGGTGGATCGTAAAGCCCCAATATGCCGGAAACATTCTGGTGCTGGATCTCTATACAGACCGGGAATGGGAAGCGCGGTACTGCATTGACCGGGAGACCGGGGAACACGGATACCAAACACCGGGAGGCGGATGGAAGCGGTCAAAGCTGATCACATGCGCCGGTGGGGATCCGCAGCAAAGCTATATGTATTACAGTTCCAATTATGTCAGCTTAAACGATCTGAAGTTTGAATCCAAAGACGAACGGGAAGAAGTGGAAACATTCCTTGAGAGAGGGAGATACCGAGGTTACTGGCATGAAAGGATCGAGTGGCTGGAAATGGAGTATGACCGGAACATGAGATGGGACGCAGAAGACAGGAAAAGACAGCGGGAACGGAATTTCATGGACCAGATCCAGGATGCGCCGCGAGATCTCCGGGAGTGGATCTACGAAAAAGAGAATGACGAGGAATATATTTTCTTTGACAAGGAAACAGGGATGTGGGGATGCTCCTGCTGTGGGGCGAAAACAAAGGACAAAGCATTAAAACGTCTGCCGGATGGCGGAAAGGTCCGGCACAATGACCGGACGACATGCCCGAAGTGCGGGAGAATGCTGACTGCCAAGAAACGGAACAAACAGATGCAGAAGAAAACCGGGATCTACCTGATCTGTCCGGTCAATGCGGAAGCCAGCGTCATCCGGTACATGGACGCGAAGATCATATGGGAATACGGAAGACACGCAGTGGAACTTGACGAGGGAATCCGAATCGTGGCATACAAGATTGGCGTCAACCCGAGAAGAAAACGGAACGTGCAGCTGTACTACAATGACGGCTGGGGAAATTTCGGGACAGCGAACCTGAAGAATAAAAAGGCAAAGGCAGGATATTTATATCCGGGAATCTACAAAGATGCGCTGGACAATACGTTATATGCGGACGGGATCCGTGTACTGGAACAACTGGCAGCAGCCGGGAAAAAGTTAAATTACAATCAGGCGCTGATCGGGATCGGGGCATTGAAGAATTATGAATGTGTGCTGGAGTATCTCTTCAAGGGACGGTTTGAGCGGATGCTGGAAGAGACGGTAGACAAGATTGACTGGTGGAACAGGGGAACCTATTACGGAAAGCTGAACCTGATGGGAAACACGCTGGAAGAAGTCTTTGGGATCGATGACCGCCAGAAGATCAACCGGATCCGGGAGGAAAACGGTGGGGAAAAGATGCTGGAATGGATGCGGTACTCGGAGGAAACCGGGAAGAAGATCCCGAAAGACACCTTGCAGTATATGATCAGAAACGAGATCAAGCCGTTGGACTGTAAGCTTTATCTGCCGGAGATGTCCCCGCAGAAGATCCAGAACTATCTCGAGAAGCAGCGGGCAGCAGGGTACAAGAATCTGAAGCCAAAGGAGATCTTGGAGCAGTGGGAGGATTACCTGAGCATGTGCAGGGCAATGGGAAAAAATATGGAAGATGAAATGGTGTATAAGCCGCGGGACTTAAAACTCCGGCACGATCAGGCAGCAGCTGATGAAAACCAGATGAAGATTGTCAAAGCGATGCAGGAAAACAAGGAGTTCCGGGAAACGCAGGCGAAAGAAATGCGTGAGAAGTATCCGGAAGCAGAAAAGAACTTAAATGCCATCCGGGAACGGTATGAGTTCCAGAACGGGGAATATACAATTCTGGTCCCACACGATCTGGTTGAGATTATCGAGGACGGTCAGGCACTGCATCATTGCGCCGGAGCATCGGAGCGGTATTTTGACCGGATCGAGAGCAAGGAGACGTACATCTGCTTTTTACGCCGTACAGAGACGCCGGGCATCCCGTTTTACACCATCGAAGTCGAGCCATCCGGAACGATCCGGCAACACAGGTCTTATCTGGATGAAGAGCCGGGAATCGAAGAGATCCGGGGATTCTTAAAAGAATGGCAGAAAACCTTGAAAAAACGTCTGACGGAAGAGGACAAGCGTCTTGCGAAGATCAGCAGGGAGAAGAGGGAACAGAACATCAAGGAACTGGAAGAGAAGAACAACACAAGAGTCTTGCGGGGACTGGCGGAAGACTTTATGGAAAATATCTTGGATTTTGAAGAGATCGCATAGGAGGAACTATGGAAGAACTTACGACATATCACAATTATGAAGAATATAAAAGTACCGTGGACAAGGTGCTGAACAAAACGGTAGAAGATTTTGTACTGATCGGGTATCTGCTGAAAAAGGGAAGAGACACGGACATCTTGAAAGGATCGGGATATGCAAACGTCAATGAATTTGCGGAAGCAGAGTACCATCTGGATGCGTCACAGGTATCCCGGTTCATCCGGATCAATGACAAGTTCGCAGTGGACGGGTACAGCGACCGGCTGAAAGAAGAGTACCGGGGATATGGTTACGCCAAGCTGTCGATCATGCTGATGCTTCCGGACGCGCTGAATGAGGAGCTGTCCCCTGCATTTAGCAAAACCGAGATCCGGACCGTAAAGGAAGAGGTCGAGGCGGAAGCAAAAGTAACGGACATCGAAGTGATCCTTGAGGGGGAGAAAGAGGAACAAAAAGAACTGGACAATCTGGAGAAAGGGCTGCATCAGCTCTTTTTGGAAGACCCGGAACTGTTCCGGCGTCTGTATGAGCAGGAAAAAGAAGATCCGGACATCCGGACGGTACAGGAG